CATTTACTGAAGTTAAGCCATCAATAACTGCCTCACATATTTCAGATAAAACGGAAGTACCTTTGGATTTTGGAACGTAAACATTGCATTGAATAACACCAGCATAATAATCTGAAGCTGCTCCCTGATTCTGTAAAGTTGATTGGTTGAAATCTATACTCATTAAAATATATTTTTTATTTTTTCCAGGAGTTGTAAAATGCACATTGTCATAAACCATCGAAATAGTAGGATCAACGTCTGAAACTTTATCTGTTACTGCTTTTTCAAATGCTGCCCTCGTATTAACTAAAGTCATTTAGAAAACTCCGTAAATTTAATACTTGGCTCAGAAGAACCAAAGCCTTCACTGACACCACCACCAATAAATATTCTTCCTTTATCTGACATATTTTCTTGTATCATTTTACCTAAAGAACCTTGAATAAACGATTGAACTTTACCACCTTCTAAAGCATATACAGAATATTTAGCTCTATTCCCAATAAATACTGACTTTTTATAATTAAATGCTCTTTTTACAGGAAATCTTGGTTCAACCACAGGCTTTGCAGGTGGTGTTTGTTTTGTATAAGGAGGACCAGCTTTCTTTCTTGTAAAATAATCTAAAGTGCGTTCATATTTTATTGTCTTCCAGGGTTCAAAATTTTCTGCTATTTCTGTAGCTTGAATAGCACTGTTTGATACTTCCCAACTAGAAGCAAAAAATCCTGTCCATACTGGACTTCTTTTTTTTGTAGATAATTTAGCATGAATGTCTTTTATAAGCCTATTAAAATCTCGACTAATCTTTTTATCTAAATCTGGCGGTAATTTTCTTATATCTCTTGTTGTCATTAGAATCGCACCAAAACACTGAATAGATAAATCTGTCCACCCTTTTTAGTATCAATATCGACTATCTGTGCAACTCTGTTAGACCCACCGAAACTCAATGTAATTTCATCGTCCATATCTACTTGATTATCTCCTATAAGATCAGGTGTAATGTATAATTTTGCTTGCCTCATTTCTTGTCCAGTTTCTTCTTCTGCTCTAATAAAAGATATTGGCACTTTTATATCTGAATATGTTGTATCTATAGTTATTTGTTTTCCTGTTTCTACGTCATAACTAGATATTCCTTTTTTTGTATAGGTAATAGTGTGATCTAAAGAATCTCCTAAAGTTGCAACTACACTTTTGGCAACACTTTTAAATAAACTATCTAATTGACCTGCCATTATCCTCTAACTACCCTCATTTGAAAAGTACCTGCTCCACCTAGCATATATGCTCCAAGATAACTTTGTAGCCACGGGTAAACATCTAAAATATTATTGATAGATCCAGTTCCCTGACTTTCAGTATTATATTTAACCCTAAGATCACCAAGAGCAACTTCTTCAAAATTACCATCTTTACCAGTAGTTCCTGTAATAGCATCGGTATCATTTGCTAAAGCTCTAGCTAATTCATATTGTGCATACTTAATATTGTTTGGAATAGTAGAACAACTTAATTCAACTCTATCTACTTGATAATTTGTTCTAGGAAACTTAAGTGCTTGATCTTCGTCACATCTATCTCCTTGAAATACAAAAGTATCAATCCATCTTGTAGCAGCTATTAATGATCTATTTTTCTGATCGTCCGTTTTATTAGTCCAGGTGCTTGAATCAGGTACAGTTTCAAAATAAGTATTAGCTTCTGTCAATGTGACATAGCTATTTGC